GGGCAAATACCCGCAGAAGTAGATGTTGACGCGTTAAGGCAGTCAATTATTGACGAGCTGAAGACTCAAACACCTCCTCCGAGCGGTGGAACTGGTGGTGGAACTGGCGGAGGAACTGGCGGAGGCGCTGGCGGAGAAGGCGGTGCTGGAAATACCAATGTAGGCGGTTTCAGCGGAACGCCTTACGAAAACTTTATGGGCGGTTTCATCCCCGGCGCAGGCCAAACCTATGATGCAGGCATGAATTACGGTCCATCAGATTCAGAGGCGGCTGGTTTCAACCCTGCTGGCGGAGGCTCTGGCGGCGGAGGCAATCAAAGCGTTGTAGATAATTCTGGTTATCTTGACTTTTATAATCAACAAACTTTAAATCCAGTTTCGCCCGTAAAAACAGGCAACATGCCCGGCGGCGGAGTTGGTTCAGGGTATGTAAAGACAGGTGCTCCAATTGCCTACAATCAAGGGCCGTTTCAGGTTACGAAAGCCCCAGCGCTGCAAGCGGCTCCTAAGTTTTTTTCCGCAGGCTCTAGGAGAAGAAGGTAGCTGTGAAATCTTCTGCCCCTAAAAATGTAGCCAATCCTAGTCTTTACGCCAAAGCAAAAGCTAAGGCCAAGGCTAAGTTTGATGTTTATCCGTCAGCATACGCAAATGCGTACATGGTCAAGGAGTACAAGAAAATGGGCGGAAAATATACTGGCGCTAAAAAAGCAGAGGGCGGAGAAGTGAACAAAAAGTTTGACGCCAAAAAAAGCGACTTGAACAAAGATGGGCGTATCAGCAAGTATGAGCGCAAAAGAGGCGAGGCAATCGCTAGAAACATGAATACCGGCGGATCGGTTTATATGGAACCTCGTGGTTGCGGGGCAATGATGCAAAGCAAGCGCAAGCAAGTGCGAGTGCCTCGTGGCTAGAACCGGACTAGACAAATGGTTTGGCGAAAAATGGGTCGATATTGGCGCTCCAAAAAAAGACGGTAAATACCAACAATGTGGCCGAAAAAGCGCATCAAAAAAAAGCGGAAGGGCTTACCCAAAGTGCGTTCCAGCGGCAAAAGCGGCAGGGATGACAGAAAGCCAAAAGAAGAGTGCGGTTACACGCAAAAGAGCTAAAAAACAAGGTGTAGGTGGCAAGCCTACGATGGTTAAAACTTTCGCCGCGAAAGGCGGATCAATTAACAAGAAACCGGGCAATTCTGGTTTATTTGGGAGGCGATGATGAAGAAGATGAAAGCAAAAGGTTATGCTCTGGGCGGAGCGCCAAAAACACGCGCACAACGTCGAGCAACTTTAAGCGGCGCACAAAGAAGGCTTCTTGATTCTGTTCAGGGCGCAGAGGGAACCAAACAGCCAACAAGCGTAATTCAAGACCTGTCCGATCAATACGGCTACAAGCCCGGAAAACGAGCTGGCGCTAGGGGCAGAGGTCGGAAAAAAGCTACTCCTCCCGGCATGAACATGGGCGGGGCGATGAAAGCTAAAGGCATGCAAAGAGGCGGCATGATGAAGGCTAAAGGTATGAAAAAAGGTGGCAAGGTTGCAGGAACTGCTCGACCAAGCGCTACGAGCGGATTCAGAGCGCCTTCATCAAAATCCTCTGGTTTATACGGGAAGTAAAATTAATGGCGTATTTGCAAAGTAATATCCCATACTTTAAGGCTTGGGTGCGGCGCGAATACACAGTTAATCATCAGAGGTATCACGGCGAGTTTCTGCATGCCATGGTTATTGGCGTAACCACGATGCCGACTCGCTGTCTTTCGTTTCAGGTGTTATTTACGGGCTGCGAGGCTGATGAAGATGAACCAAATATCCACGGTGGCGCAATGTGGGCGAGAATGCCCATTACAGGGCTGGTCGCTGACACGCCGCTTGAAGAATGGCCTGAACCAATGCCTGTCTGGGCTGCTCAGCCTTGGGATTGCAGCTCTCATCATCACGCTGTTTATGTCCTTGATCGTTGCACACCTTGTCCTTGGCTCGCTAAGATTGACGGGAAATTTTATCCTGCAAAATACTATTTCACGGTGGATTATGCAGAAAATGAAATTGCTGATGATCCTGCCCAGCATAAACAGTCGCATATTTTAGAACTGCTGGATGCAGGGAAGTGGACCGGAAATATTGTTGCGTTGCCCAATAACAGGGTAAGGGTCACACACCCGGCATGGTTTGAAACCGGCGAAGGCGCACCAGATTTCTTGCCGAGTCAGCATATTCATTACAGCAAATCTGATTTAGACTATACTTTGGATATTAATCAAGTTTTCGACAATTTATATGCCGAAAATAACGAAGAGGACTTAGGCGATGAAAAAGAATAAAGGCAGAAAACCGGTCGGAAACTCTGGCTTATACGGCAGGGTGACCAAAAAACAAATGGGCGGAGCTGCTAAACCAGTCGGTATGAGCGGACCCGGATTTCTTGCGGGTGAGATACCTCCTGACGGGAGTGGGAAGAAAGCCTTGGAAGGTTATTTTGATTATAGGCCCAGCGAAAATGACATGAAAAGGATTAAGGCAAAAAAAGATTATTATGAATCTCTCGCTCGCAACGAAGGGCCAGTGATGCGGACTAACGATTTTCAAGACGCAAACATGAATGGGATTGATGATCGAGACGAAAAGAAAAGACCCCCTACGCGATCAGGGCCAAGGACTGAAAAAGACCCAAGAGCCAGAAACAGACGTAGCATGCCTTCACGCGAAGAGCTTCAAAGTATCGCTGACGCAATGTCTGGAAAAGCTATAACTGGGGGCGGAAGGCGTAGGGGTAGTATGTTTGATCGGATACGAGACCAAGCTCGTCGCAGAACGGAATCGCCATACGAGCCTAAAATGCCGGGAGGCGGCAGACAAACGCCCCCGATGAGAGGCCCAAACCCAGATGTTGGAAAAATGTTTCCGCGCAGGATTGAAGGGCTTGGCGCTACGCTGGTTGATGCCTTGGGTATCAAGAGCAAAGGAATGGGCGACAGGAAAAGAAAAGAACCGCCTCGCCCTAGCCCTAAAATGGGCAGCATGACTCGTCAAAGGAGACGATAAATGGCCGTTAGCGGGACTAAAAGTTTCGAGCCAGATGTTGCTGAATACATCGAAGAAGCATTTGAGAGATGCGGACTTGAGCTTCGTACTGGTTATGATTTGCGGACCGCGACCCGCTCACTCAACCTAATGTTGGCTGAGTGGGCAAACCGTGGTTTAAACCAGTGGACGATCAAGCAAAACGCAATTCCGATGCTGACGGGAACGATTACCTATAATCTTGACCCGACAAATTCAACGGCAGCAATTGATGTGCTCGACGTTTTTGTCAGAGAAGAAATTCAAGGCACAAACACCGATGTTCCGCTGAGCCGCATGAGTCGAGCTGAATACGCTCACTTGGCGACTAAAACCACAACAGGCAAGCCTAATCAATTTTTCGTTGATAAGCAGATATCCCCAACCATTACGGTTTGGCCGCAGCCTGATAAAAACAGCACATACACCGTTTACGTTAACGTGTTGACGCGAATGGATGACGCTGGTGGTGGCGCTAATTCTTTGCAGATGCCGTTTCGGTTTTACCCATGCTTGACTGCTGGGTTGTCGTATTATCTGGCTCTTAAAAAAGCTCCTGAAAAAGTTCAGATGCTCAAGCAATTGTACGAAGAAGAGTTTACCAGAGCCTTGAGCCAAGATGAGGAGCGAGCAAGTTTCAGGGTCGCGCCAGATCTTAGAAGCTATAACATCGCATAGTCATGGCTTTTGCATCCAACAAACGAGCTTGGGGAATCTGTGATATAACAGGCTTTCGCTATCGCTTGCGCGATATGAAAAAAACTTGGGACGGTTACTTGGTTGGCCCTGATCAGTGGTCACCAAAACATCCTCAGTTAATGAGAAAGCCTACGCCTCTTGATCCGCAGGCGCTTAAAGATCCTCGCCCTGCGGAGACAAGCGACAACAATTTCTTTACCGTCTACACCAATGTCGGAGATGGTATCCTTGGCACACAATTGCAAACTTTTGCAATATCCTGTAGTGTTGGCAACGTGGAGGTAACCACATCATGAGTTTCACTTTGGCAACTTTGAAGTCTGCGGTTCAGGATTATTTGCAGGTCGATGAAACGACTTTTAATAATAACTTGGACACTTTTATACAGGAGTCGGAGACAAGGATTTTTAAGCTGGTTCAGTTGTCTGAGCAGCGTAAAAATGTGACCGCGACAACCTCGCAAAACAATCGGTTTTTAGCGACACCTACTGATTTTTATGCGCCGTTTTCGTTGGCGATTATTGACAATGGAACGTACTATTATTTGCTGCTAAAGCATCCCTCTTTCCTGAAGCAATATGACCCAGCATCTTCTAGCAGAGGTCGCCCAAAGTATTATAGTAATTTTGATGACGCAGCATTTGAGCTGTCGCCGGTTCCTGATGCAGATTACAGCGTAGAGCTGCATTATCTGTACGAGCCTGCCTCACTCACTTCTGGCGCAGAGAGCGGAACCACGCTCCTCAGCACAGACTATCCAGATGCTTTGCTTTATGGCACGTTAGCCGAAGCCGCTGTCTTCTTAAAAGAAACTCCCGATGTGATTGCCAATATGGAACAGCGTTTCATGGCAGCAATCGGTCGGATGAAAAACCTGTCCGAAGGTCGTGATACGCGAGACGAATATCGTTATGACCTATTACGGACAGGGGTGAGTTGATGGAGAAGATTGAAAGTCTTGAAGGGAAAAAGATTGCATTAATCGGTTTGGGCGCAAGCCAGATTGACTATGTAATCGGCATGGAAAATAGCAAGCAATGGGATGAGGTCTGGGTTATCAACAGCGCTTTATCGGTTTTTGCTTGTGATCGAGTTTTCATGATGGACCCGGCAAGCCGGTATTTAGATACCGAAGACGCTGGAAACCAGACAGACGTTATGCGAAGGTTGCTGCCAACCTTTGATAAGCCAATCTATTCTTGCCAGCTTGACGAAAGAGTTCCTGCTCTGGTTGAGTTTCCGCTCGCTGAGGTCATGACAGACGCCAAGTGTGCTTACTTTAATACTACCGTTGCATACGCAATGGGCTTTGCCTTCTGGAACAAAGTCGGTCATATAGACTTATTTGGTTTGGATTTTAGCTACGCGCACAACATTCATTTTGCCGAAGCTGGTCGAGCTTGTGTTGAGTTTTGGATTTCTAAATGCCTTGAAAACGGCATTGGCATTGGCGCATCACCCAGATCTTCACTGCTTGATAGCAATGTCGGTGTGACTGAGCGGCTGTATGGTTATCATCGTCTGGACGATCCATTGGTTGCAATGCCGCAAGATGGCGAATGGCATGTGTTTCCACGGTCCATGATGAGCGAGATGATCAAAAAACATAAGCTCGAAACAATTGATCTTCCCAAAGCGCCGGAGCCATACAAGGGATGATGAAAGACGACATAGGCTTTAAGCTAGGCAATGTCATGGTTTCTACAACCCATAACAAAGGTCATGACCCTGAGTTTTGGGCAGAGCAAGTGACAGACAAAATTGTGGGTATAAGTGCGACGGCAGCGCCTCATATTCGGCAGCAAGCGGAGGCTTTCAGAAGCCACGTTTATCAAGTAATATTGCAAGGGATGAATAACTCAATAAGATCGGACCGAGTGACCCTTTCAAACAAGCTGCGCCAGCAAGGTCACGAGGACATGGCGAACATTATCAAGGAGTTGTGACATGGCCATCACATCTGCAATTTGTACCTCTTTCAAGCAACAATTGCTTGTTGGAACACACAATTTTACCAACGGTGCTGACTCATTTAAGTTGGCTCTTTACACTTCCAGCGCGACTCTGGGTGCGGGGACTACGGTTTACGTCACTACTGGGGAAGCGTCTGGGACGAATTACACCGCTGGCGGATCTGCGTTAACAAACGTAACGCCTTTCGCTACAAACGGGGTTGGATGTGTGGACTTTAACGACCTCACCTTCAGCACGGCAACCATTACGGCTCGCGGATGCCTAATCTACAATGACACGGAAGCCGATAAAGCTGTTGCGGCCATCGACTTTGGTGGTGATAAAACCAGCACCGCAGGCGACTTTACGGTCGTTTTCCCGGCTCCTACGGCGACCGGCGCTATTATTCGATTGGCGTAGTGGCCGATGCCGCTTCAACAGTTAGATTTTCAGCCGGGTATCAACAAGGAGGCTACCGACTACTCCGCTAAAGGTGGTTGGGTCGATGGCAACTTGATACGGTTCCGCAAAGGTCGCGTTGAAAAAATCGGCGGCTGGCTTCAGCTCGGGTCTCAATATTTTCTTGGGATTGGTCGAGCATTGCATTCTTGGATATCTTTGGCTGGGACTCGATTCCTTGGTGTTGGTTCTACTTGGAAATACTACATCGAAGAGGGTGATAGTTATTTCGATGTTACACCTATAAGGACAACCACCAGCGCTGGAGATGTCACATTTAGCGCAACTGACGGTTCGTCAACGATCACGGTTACTGACGCAAACCACGGTGCGGTTAATAACGATTTTGTAACATTTTCTGGAGCGGTGTCTTTGGGCGGCAACATTGTTGCCTCTGCCCTTGATCAAGAATATCAAATATCGCTTGTAACAGGCGTGAATACTTATGAGATTACTGCAAAAGATACTTCAGGCGCTACGCTCGTTGCGAATGCGTCTGACACCGGCAATGGTGGATCGAGCGTTGTCGGTGCTTATCAAATTAATGTTGGTCTCGATACTTACGTTAGCAGTTCTGGCTGGGGCGTCGGTACTTGGGGAGCTGGCGGTTTTGGATCTGCCAGCGCTATCTCGGCTGTAAACCAGTTACGGCTTTGGACGCATGATAATTTTGGCGAAAACTTAATCATAAATCCCCGTGGCGCTGGTATTTACGAGTGGATTGAGAATGACGGCGTAGCAACGAGAGCCGTCGAGCTTAGCGGAAGAGCAGGCGCTAATTTAGTACCTACTGTTGGTTTGCAAGTTATTACAAGTGAAACTGACAGGCATCTGGTAATTTTAGGGGCCGATCCTATTAATACAGCGGGTAACGCC